GCTTCTTGTGGCGTTCGGATCGATTTCTTGGTCATAATGTCGGTGTGGCTTTGTGGGGTTATGTGATGCCTGTTCAGTTGAGGTAGGCCATAACTTGGTGTACATGAGTGGAATTATGATAAGTTTTTTTATCATCGTCAAGGCTTTTCCGTGAAAAAAGATAAAAAATTCTTTCAAGGTCACGAGCGCCTTGCTGAAGAACGTGCTCGTCTGTGGGGTACACAACAGGAAGCGGCTGATTTTTTTGGCGTTAGCCGCGTTACGTGGGGGCAGTACGAAAGGGGTAACGCCACTCCTACAGGTGATGTTTTGGCAGGGCTGGCGCAACAGGGCGCAGACGTTCTCTACATCCTGACCGGCCAGCGCAACCCGAATCTGGACGATCCGCGCCCCGCGCCACCCAAATACGTCCCCCCGCCGCCCGACGAAGAATGGCTGCTGGACGCTTACCGGTTCAGCAGTACGGAAGGAAAAAAAATCATCATGGGAGCGACCAAAGCTGCCGCGCTGGCCGCGCGCGGTGTCATGCCCGAACCCCCGCGTCGCAAAGCCCGCTAATGGCTGCTGCAAAGCGACCCCGCCGAGTTAACCCCCGGCTGGGGTCGCCAACTGGCGCGTGAACGGTGCGGCCTGAGCCTGACGCAAGACGATCTGGCGCGGCTGCTGTGCGTAGACGCCAAGTGGGTGTCGGATTGGGAAGATGAAGCCGCCGCGCTGCCGTCGAGCTATCTATCTGAACTGGCCGAATTAGGCATAGATCGCGCCCGCTTTGCGCTCGGTGCGCCGGGCGTGTGGCTACCGGGGTCGCTGTTGCCCGATGAACGTTTCATCCGCTATTGCTGGCGGGGTTTGCCGGGGGAAGTCAAAGCCGCGATTCGGCGATGGCTTGGCGGGAGGCTGTAAAAGTTTTGGCCGCCGCAATGTTGCGGCGGCGGGTTTTAAGGGAGCGTAAAGATGAGTGACGTATTTTGGGCGGCTTTGATAGGTTCGGGTTCGGCGGTGCTTTCGGCATATTTGACCAACAGGTTTAACGCTCGAACAACAGCCATGCAGCTAGCGCACACAGCGCAAGAAGCAGAGCTTGACTGGCAACGTACAAAAGCCGCCAGGAAAGAGGAGCTTCAGGTGGCGCGATTGCGGGAATTCTGGGGGCATGTTCTGACCTGCGAAGTGGTAATGATAAAGTGGCTGGACTGGATCGATAGGGGTCGCACAGGCAAATCGCCTGATTCGTCCGCTGAGGCGATGCCGACTTTTCCTGCGTTGCATGCCTATGCGGTGGCATTGCTTGAGTTGACGGATGTGTATCCGCTGGCGCGGGATTTTTTCCGGGCCACAGTGAAGTTGGAAGACGCCCTGTTTGACAAAGCGAGATTCGATGTGGCGCGTCAGAAGTGGGATATGGCATACATTGACCTCGAACGGAAGGTGGGCGACTTGACGGGTGCGGTTGGCACGCCCGGGGCGCTACTTGTTGAAGAGGTGGCGGGTCAAACCGGGACTGAGCCATGATGCGGTCTGCCGCGCCGCAAATCTTTTAAACGGCTTTAAAAGACTTCCCCTGCTGAACCCTTGACCATTGCACCTGTGTTGAATTTTCACGGGAGCGCGGGCGATGAACGCGGGTTTGGGCGAGGCGCGGGACAGTATTGACATCAAAGACGTGCATGCCTTGGCGCGGGCGGCCAGGGACGTGCAAGAGTCGCGGCTGCATCATTTGCGCTGGCCGCGCGGCATCCGCAACAACAATCCGGGCAATATCGAGCGTGACGGCACGCGCTGGCAGGGGATGGCGGCGCGGCAGACCGATAGCCGTTTCATCGTGTTCTCCGAGGCCAAGTGGGGCATCCGCGCGATAGCCCGCATCCTCATCACGTATCAGGACAGGCGGCGTGCGCCGGACGGCAGCCGCATTGATTCGGTGCGCAAGTTCATCTCGCGCTGGGCACCGCCGGTCGAAAACAACACGGACGCCTACGCGCGGGCGGTGGCCAATGCGCTGGGCGTAGGCGTGGACGACCCGGACATTGATGTGTACGACTTTGACACGATGTTTGGCTTGGTGGCCGCGATTATCCGGTACGAGAACGGCAGCCCGCGCAACCATCTGAACGGCGTCTGGTATCAGGACAACGAGATCGAGCAGGGCTTGTTGCTGGCGGGGATTACGCGCGGTGTCCGTCATGGAGCCGTGGCATGAAAATTCCCACCTTCACGCTGGATGCCTCGGCGCGGGTCTGGCATCGGCTGTGGTCGGTGCGCTTTGCCTTGCTGGCCGCGCTGGCGTCGGTGCTCTCGGCTTTGGAATCGGTACTGCCGCTATGGCATCCAGTGCTGGGTGAAGTGCCGTATGCGGCGATAGCGACGCTGCTTGCGGCAACCTCTGCCTTGGCGCGGGTGGTGCATCAACCGGCCGCGCAAGCGTCGCTGGATACCGTGCGCGATGCCTTGCCGCCTGAGCACAGGAGCCGGACATGCTGACTGCTTTGATTGCAAAGCGCAGGGTATGGCTGGCGGCGGGCAGTGCAGTGGGGGTCGTGGTGTTGCTGGCGGCGGCTTTTGGCGGCGCGTGGAAGATACAAAGCTGGCGCTATGAATCCAGACTCGCCGCGCTTCACAGTAGTTACGCGCAGACGCTGGCGGCGGCGCAAGCCACGGCGCGAGCCATTGAACAGCAACGCCAGCAGGATTTGGAGCGAGTGAGCGATGAAACCGAACGAAGACTTACGGCGGTGGTGGTTGCCGAGCGTCGTGCTGCTGATAAGCGGGTGCGCGATGTCGCCGCCCGCTATGCCGAGCGCGAGCGTCGCGCCGCCCGCGATACCGGCGCTGCCGACCAATGCGCGGCAAACACCGCCCGCGCCCGAGTGCTGGCCGACCTGCTTGGAGAGCTTGACGAACTGGCGCAGGGCTACGCACGAGAGGCTGACCACGCCAGAGTAGCAGGGCTGGCGTGCGAGGCGGCGTTTGATGCGGTGCGCTTGCAGGGCGGGAAAAAGCAGGGCGGGGGCAAGTGATGGATCAGTTTGACAGGGCGACGCTTCTGGAAGAGCAAGCGCGCGAGATTGCACTGGCGCAGGTACTGGCGCGAACCCGCCCGGCTGTCGAATCGGCGCATTTTTGCATTGATTGCGGCGTGGACATCCCCGAGGCCAGACGGCGTGCTGTGCCGGGTTGCCAGCGCTGCGTGGATTGTCAGGAAGATTTTGAAAACAGGGCAAAGGGATACAGGCCATGAATTTTGAAAGCATGCAGTTTGGGTTTGAGACGGTGCGCTGGCTGGTGATGACGGCCATCGGCATTTATGCGTGGTTTATCGGCAGGCAGTCGGCCAGTGCCAAGGAGATGCTGGAGCTCAGGACGCGCATCATCAAGATGGAGAGCGAGATACAGCAGATACCGAAACACCATGAGTTTCATGAACTGGCGCTCAAATTTGAGCGCATGGATGTGTCGGTGCGAGCCGTGAACCAGCATCTGTCGGAGTTGGGACGCTCGGTGCGGCGCATTGAGGATTATTTGATGGAAGAGGCCAAAACAAGGGGTCAGACACGACGGGGGAACCCATGAGCGGGGATGAAACGATGAATGCGGGCGGCTACGCGCAATACGTCAACGAAGACTTGCGCCGCCTGATACTGCGGCTGTTGTCAGAGTTGCCGGGCTATACGGCCAATTCCAGCACGCTGCATTCGGCGGTCAAGGGCTGGGGGTTTGTGCTGACCCGTGCCGAAGTCATCCGGCAACTGCACTGGTTATCTGAGCGGGCGCTGGTGGAAGTCGAACCCATCAATGCGGACGTGCTGCTGGTGCGGCTCTTGGCACGCGGGCAGGATGTGGCGGCGGGTCTGGTGCATCAGCCGGGCGTCAAACCTGCGCGTGCGCCCGGGGTGTAGCGATGGGCAGAAAATCCAAGGTCAGCAAGTTGCCGGTTGAGGTCAAGACCTACATTCAAAAACTCTTGCGCGAAGACCGTCTGACGCTGGCCGAGATGTGGTCGGAATTGGCCGAGCGGTTCCCCGAGCATCACGAGAAGGGCGAGCTGCCCAGTCGCGGCGGGCTGGGGCGGTATCACAAGCTGTACAAGGAAGTGTCGCAAAGCCAGCAGAACATCCAGACAGCGGCGCAGATGCTGGTGTCAGAGTTGGGCGAGGATTTCGATGACAAGTCCGGTGCGCTGCTGGCGCAGGCCGTCACCACCTTGGCGATCAACGCGGTGGACGATGCGCTGGGTAAAGGCAATGTGTCGCTCAAAGACGTACAAGCCTTGGCACGTGCGGCGCGTAGCGTGCATGAGAGCCGCAAGCTCAGTTTGCACGAGCGCCAGATTGTTGCCAAAGAGGCCAGAGAGGCTTTGTTGCGCGAGCAGTCGGCGCGGCTGGATGCGGCGGTGGCAGCCGGTGGCTTTGATGCGCGGATGGTCGATTGGATGCGCGGCGACGTGCTGGGGGTCAAGCCGTGAAGTCACGCAGCGACACGTTGCGGGTGCTGTCGTGGGAAGAACTGCCCGCGAGCGCCCGCGAAATCAACGCGCATGCGGGGTCGCTCAAAGACGGCGTGTTGATGGGGCATCAGGTCGCGTGGTTAAAGCTCAAGGCGCAAATCAAGCTGGTGGAAAAGGGTCGCCGCACGGGGATTACGTTTGCCGAGGCGCTGGATTCGAGCATCACGGCGGCCAGCCGCAAGTCGGCGGGCGGCATGGACGTGTTTTACATCGGTGACACCAAAGAGAAGGGCTTGGAGTTCATCGGCTACTGCGCCCGGTTTAGCCGCACGATGGCGCAAGCCCAGGCGCAGAGCAATTCCAATATCGAAGAGTTTTTGTTTGAAGACCAGGACGCCAGCGGCAACACGCGGCAGATTACGGCGTACCGGATTCGCTATGCCAGCGGCTTCAAGATTGTGGCGTTATCGAGCAACCCGGCCAATATCCGGGGTTTGCAGGGCAAGGTGATTATTGACGAGGCGGCGTTTCACAAGGATGTCGGCAAGGTGCTGGATGCGGCCACGGCCTTGCTGATTTGGGGCGGTCGCATCGTCATCATCAGCACGCACAACGGTAAATCGAATCCGTTTAACCAGATGGCGAACGACATCCGCGAAGGGCGGTACGGGGAAGATGCCAAGGTCATGCGCATTACCTTCGATGATGCGGTGGCCAATGGTCTGTACGAGCGGGTGTGCCTGATGCAGGGTACGGAACCGACGCCAGAGGGCAAGGCGGCGTGGTACGGCAAGATTCGCGCCGCCTACGGGCCGCGTGTGGCGCAGATGCGCGAAGAGCTGGACGCAATACCGCGCGATGGCACGGGGGTGTGCGTGCCGGGCGTGTGGGTGGAAGAGGCGATGCAGCGCGACAGCCAGGAGCGCCCCGTACTGCGGCTGTTGCTCTCGGACGATTTTGTGCAGCAGCCGGTATCGCGCCGCGAGGGGTTTGTGGATGACTGGATACGGCTGCACGTGAACCCTGTGCTGGAAAAACTGGACAAGGCGCAGCGCCACTATCTGGGCATGGACTACGCCAGACACCGGGATTTTTCGGTGATCTGCCCGATGGCGGTGACGATCAGCCGCGTGCGCGACGTGCCGTTTGTTGTTGAGATGCAGCGTGTACCGGCACGGCAACAGCAGCAGGTGTTGAACGCCATCATCCGCAGCTTGCCCAAGTTTGGCGGTGCGGCGCTGGATGCGTCGGGCAATGGCGAGACGCTGGCCGAAGACACGGCGGACACCTTCGGGCGCAGCCGCATTCACCAGGTGAAGCTATCGCGCACGTGGTACGGCGCGTGGATGCCGAAACTTGTGCAGCTATTCGAGGACGGCCAGATCATGATTCCGCGTGACGACAATTTGGCGCAGGACATTCGCGCGATTGAGCTCGTGGATGGCATACCGATGGTTGCCAAGGCCAGGCGGCAGGATATGAAAGAACCGGAGCTGTACCGCCACGGCGACTTTGCGGGCGCGGCGGTGCTGGCGAATTACGCGGTGCTGGCGGTGTCCGGCGATGTGCCGAAGATCATGAGCCGCCCGATGCCAGGCCGCGTCGGGTTGTTGCGGGGGTACGCATGAAAAAGAAGCACCACAGGGCCTATCAAAGGCAGTTCAACCAGCCCAAGGTATCGGCGGGGAAAGACGCACCCAATGCCGCGCAGGCACCAGCCACGCAGCTTTTACACATTGCCAGCCGCCCGCGTGTCGGGGCTAGCATCCTGTCTGGCGTGCTACCCAATCCTGACCCGATTTTGAAGGCGGCGGGCAAGGATGTGGCGAGTTACCGCGAACTGCTGGCGCAACCACGCATCGGCGGCAACGTGCGGCGGCGCAAGGCGGCGGTATTGGGGTTGCAGCGGGCGCTGGAACAGGGCGAAGCGTCGGATGCCGTGTACACCTTCATCGAAGACTGGCTGGCCGACATCGACCTTGACCGGCTGTTGCGTGGCTTGCTGGACGCGCCGCTCTACGGTTATCAACCCGTCGAAATCCTGTGGCAGCCGGTAGGCAGGTTCTGGATTCCTGCGGATGTGTGTCCCAAGCCGCCCGAGTGGTTCCGGTTCGATGCGGACAGCAATTTGCGCTTCATGGCCAAGGACGCCGGGCAGCAAGGCGAATTGTGCGATCCGGTTAAATTCGTGGTGGCCAGCCACGATGCGACGTGGGTCAACCCTTACGGCCAGCCGGACCTGGCGATGTGCTACTGGCCGGGCAATTTCCTGAAAAGTGGTTTGAAATTCTGGGTGCAGTTCATCGAAAAATACGGCACGCCGTGGGTGGTGGGGAAAGTCCCACGCGGCACCGACCCTCGGGAAATCGAGGCCATGCTGGAAGCCTTGTTGCAGGTGCGCCAGGACGGCGTGATGGCGAGCAACGATGACAACCTGATCGAGATCATCGAGGCGGGCGGCAAATCGTCCAGCAGCCAGGCGTTTCGGGAGTTTTTGGAGTATTGCCGCAGCGACATCAATATTGCGCTGCTGGGTCAAGACCAGACCACCGACAAGGACACGAACCACGCCAGCGCCACGGCGGGCGCGGACGTGGCCGCGAGCATCCGCGATGGTGATAAAGGCGTGGTGTTATCGGCCATGAACCGGATTATCCGGCTGGTGGTGGAAGCCAACTTTGGGGAGGTCGATGCGCCCACGTACAACCTGTGGGAGCAGGAGAGCATCGACAAAACGCAGGCCGAGCGAGATCAGATACTGGCGGCGACGGGGCTGCGGTTCAAGCCTGAGTATTACGCCGAGGAGTACGGCATTGCGATGGAGCATATCGATACGACGCCGCTGCCCGCGCCATCTCCATATAGTGCGCAGCCGCTGGCGTTTGCCGAGCCGCTGACCCTGCCTGCGCCTACGTCGGTTTCTAAGCCGGATGCGGACAATGCGCTCTTGGATGCTGCGGTGCGCACTTTGAAAGTGCAGTCCGAGCCGCTGGTGGATGGGTGGGTAGCGCAGGTGCAAAAGCTGGTGGATGAGACGCCGGGCGATTTTGATGCGTTGCAGGATGCGCTGCTGGCGGCCTATGGCAATCTGGACGAGCGGGACTTGGTGGACGTCATGGGTAAAGCCTTTGACATTGCATCGGTGGCCGGACGGCTGGCGGTGAAATCGAAAGTCGCCGAGGGCGAGCATGGCTAGCCGGTCATCCCAGATTCAGGGCGCGTTGAAGGTTCCCAATGTCGCGCAAGCGCGAACCATGCGCCAGAAGGTCAACGTTCCGACCGAGCATTACGACGATATCCGGGGCGAGCAGCACGATGTGGCGTTTGTGGTGGCCGGTGCCATGAAGGCCGATTTGTTGGCGGACTTTCACGAGGCGGTCAACCGTGCGGCCAGCGAGGGCAAAAGCCGCCAGTGGTTTCAGAAAGAGTTTGAGGACATCGCCAACAAGCATGGCTGGACGGGGTTTACGGGTGACGGTACAAAAAAGGGCCGTGCCTGGCGGGCGGACTTGATTTACGAGACCAATATGCGCGCGAGCATGGAAGCGGCGCGGTGGGCGGAACTGCACGACCCCGACATTGCCGAGGCTTGCCCCTACGTGCGCTTTCGGCACCGCTCCATCATGAACGCGCGCGACGAGCATAAAGCGTGGGACGGCATGGTGCTGCGGCGTGACGACCCGTGGTTTCTGGCGCACCAGACACCAATGGGATACCACTGCAAGTGTACGTGGGAGCCGGTCTCGGAGGCCGACTTGCGTCGTATGGGCAAGGCCGCGCCGGACAGGCCACCGCCGTTCAGAACCCGCCAGCACGTAGACCGTGACGGCGTAGTACACCTCTTGCCCGAGGGCGTGCAGTATGGATGGAGCCGGTGGAAGCCGGGACAAAAAGACCCGTCTCGCCCTACCCAGCTTGCGCAGGTGCTGGCGCACCGCATCGGGCGGCTGGATGTGACGCCAGAGGCAATCGCGCGTGACAACGTGGCGTCCTTGGTGCAGGCTGATGTATTCCAGCGGTTCTTTCGGCGTGCGCTGGCGGCGGCTCAACAGCACAAGAAAACGGGCAAGCGGCCCGGCAGCGAACATGGGGAGTTTCCGGTGGCGGTGCTGCGCGGCGATGACATGAAGGCGCTGGACGCGCAATCGCCGGTGGTGTTGCTCTCGCACGAAAGCCTGGCCGAGCACTTGGTCAAACACCCTGACATCGGGCTGGCCGACTATCGAAAGATTCAGAAATTGCTGGATGAAAGCAAAGAGGTGTATCTACAGAGGGACGGCACGCACTTGGTGTACATCACACTCGACGGGGTACGCTATCACGCTGCGCTCAAGCGCACAGGGGATGGGAGAAAGAACTATTTTCTGTCGTTGTTTCGGGATGACAACGTCAACAAGCCAATACCCGGTGTACGGATTCGATAAGGGGGAAGGTGTGCCAGCAGGTGGCACGCTCTCCACCCTTGCTCTCATCATCACCCTGGCACTCCGATGTTCAGGACATTCCGGCGCTCGTAGCGGGCGAAGGAGTCGGGAGCAAACCCGACGCTGGCACGGTTCACATTATAAGGCGGAACGTCATGATTACCATTGATTTGCAGGATGCGGACATTGCGCACGCGCTGGGCGAACTGGAAAAGGTCACTTCCGATTTAACGCCGACGTTGAAGCTGATAGGCCGCAAGCTGGTCGAGAGCACCGAGCAACGTTTCATCGACAGGCGTGACCCCGAAGGCAAGCCGTGGCTGGGCAACTCTGACCTGACGATTGCCCGCAAGGGCTTTGACCATCCGCTGGTGGGCGGCAATCAGGACGGGGACACGGGCATGCGTACGCAGATGTTGCAGCACATGAACCACGCGCAGGTTGCCGAGAACGTGCTGCTGGTGGGCAACAGCATGGAGTATTCGGCCATGCAGCAGTTTGGGGGCACCAAGGCCGACTTCCCGCACCTGTGGGGCGACATTCCGGCGCGGCCTTTTATCGGGCTGTCCGATGCTGACCGCGAGATGGTGGTCGAGCAAATTACCGATGCCGTGGAGCGTGCGGTCAGCAAGCGAACCGGCGGCAAATAGCCCACCCTTCAAAATCGCGCCTCTGGCGCGTTTTTTGTGCGAACCCTGCCTTGGATGCCTCTTTGATGTGCGACCCCGTTTATAAACGTTTATAAACGCCTTTACGGGGCGTTGTGGGCTTGCACCCACCCCGCCGCAGGCAGGTTGGCCTTTGCAGCACCTTTCTTTTTTCTTTCTGCGCCTTTCTGCACTTTTTTGCCGTCTCGCGTTTTTCTTAAACGGCTTTAAGAGACGTATCGTTTCCCGCCCGCCATCATGGGCGGCATGAAGAACGTACACATACACATTTTTCGTCCCGGACGGCACCGCGCCACTGACGGCAGACGCATCGAATTTTCCGAGTCCGATCTGGACGCCATCGTTGCGGCCTACGACCCGAAGCTATATCGGGCGCCGATGGTCATCGGTCATCCGGCGATGGATGCGCCCGCCTACGGCTGGGTCAAGCGCCTGCACCGTGTGGCCGACGGCATCGAGGCCGAGGTCGAGCGCATCAACCCGGCCTTTGCCGAGTCGTTCCAGCAGGGCCAATACCAGCATTTCAGCGCGTGTTTTTACGCGCCGGGTGCGCCGGGCAACCCGGCCCCGAATGTCTATTACCCGCGCCACATCGGCGCTTTGGGTGCGCATCCGCCAGCGGTCAAGGGCTTGCGCACCGTGTCATTTGCGGAAGATGAGGAAGGCATCGTGGAATTTGCGGAAAGCGATCTGGCCGAAGGTCAAGGCATACAAGCGCAGCTGTGGAGAAACCTGCGCGAACACTTCATTGAGACGCTCGGCGCAGAGACCGCCGACAAGCTGGTGCCAACGTGGACGCTGGATGCGCTGGCCGAGACAGCACGCGAAGCGGCCAAAGACGCGCCCGCGAACGATGCGGCCATCGAGGCGGTGAAAGAAGAGGCCGAGGCAAAGCTTGAGGACGAAACCGCCCGCGCGGACACGGCGGCGTTTGCGGAAAAGCCTGCGGATGCGCAAACCGCGCAAGAGGTGACGCAACTACGCGCCGAGTTGGCCCGATTGCGTGCCGAGCGCGAGGCCGCCGCACGGCAGGCCGAGCACGCAAGCAACGTGGCCTTTGCCGAAAGCCTGGTTGCCAAGGGCATGAAGCCGGTACACGTCGATGCGGTAGTGGCTGCGCTGGACGTGGCGACTGCGGGTGGCGTGGCATTCGGCGAGGGCGAAGGGGGTACGCAAACCCAAAAGCCGCTGGCCGACAGCCTGAAAACCGTGTTTGCGGGGTTGACCGGCAGCGTGAGCTTTGCCGAGCAAGCCACGGTCAAGCGTGCGGCGGATGCAAAACCCAATCCGCTGCTGGCCGACATCGACACGCGCCTGAAACCCAAACAATCCTGATTTTTTGAAAAGGAGTTTCCGATATGGCAACGATTCATACGCCGCCCAAGACACTGGGTGAAGTGCTGTTGATTGAGGTTCATCCGGCGTGGACGAAGGGTTCCGGCGTGATTACGGCGGGCAACCACGCCATTGGCACGGTGCTGGCCAAGGTGTCTGGCAAATACCAGCCGGTGGATTTTGCGGGCAGCGGTGCTGCCAAGAAGGCGGTGGCGGTGCTGGGATGCGCCATCAACGCCACGGCGGATGCGCCGGTCGAGGTCGTGATTGAGCGCGGCGCGGTGGTTGCAGCAGCCGAGCTTGTCTGGCCGGAAACCGCCACGGACGTGCAAAAGGCCGCTGCGATTGACGAGCTGGCCGCATTGGGCATCGTTGCCAAAGTTCAAGTCTAAAAAAGGAACCCAACATGAATCTGCAAGACCTGTTTACCGTCACGAACCTGACGGCGGCGATCAACAAACTGCCTGCGGTACCGGGCAAGGTCGCGGCGCTGAATATTTTTGACGAAAAGGGCATTACGACCACGAGCGTGGTGATTGACGAGTATCAGGGACGCTTGTCGCTGGTACCGAATACGGCGCGTGATGCCGATGCCCGACCCAGCATGGGCGGCAAACGTATCCGGCGGGTGTTTGAAACGCTGCACCTGCCGTTGTCCCGCGCTTTGCTGCCCGGCCAGTTGCAGAACGTCTCGGCGTTTGGTGCCGAGGGGGATGCCACGACGGCGCAGGCGCAGATCATCAACGATCACCTCTCCGAGATGAAGAATGCGGTGGAGGCCACGCGCGAGTGGCAGCGCATCGGAGCCTTGCGCGGGCAGTTGCTGGACGCTGACGGCAGCGTGATTGAGGATTTGTACGACGCCTTTGGTGTCACGCAGAAAACCGAGACCATTGCGTTTTCCACAGCAGCCACCGACGTTCGCGCTGCGTGCGTGGCGGCCAAGCGTTACGCGGAATCCAAACTCGGCGGCATGGCCGCGAACGGTTTCACGGCGTTTTGCGGCCCGGTGTTCTTTGATGCCTTGACGGCCCACAAATCGGTCAAAGAGGCGTTTGCGAACTGGCAGGCGTCGCAAGACCGGCTCGCGGGCGACATGCGCGGCGGCTTTACCTTCGGCGGCATCACCTTTATCGAGTACGACACCATCATCAGCGGCCAGCGGTTTATTCCCGAGGATGAAGCGCAGGTGTTCCCGATTGCGCCGGGCGCGTACCGGATGTTTAACGCGCCGGCCAATTACAACGAGGCGGTCAACACTCCGGGCTTGCCGTTCTATGCCAAGGCCGAGGAACGGCGGCTGGGTAAAGGTTGGGATGTGGAAGTGCAGGCTAACCCCTTGGCGCTGTGCATGGTGCCGGAAGCCTTGGTGCAGTTGAAGGCGGGCTGACCCCATGCGTTATCTCACCCGCGCGGCCATCGAGGCGGCGATTCCTGCCGCCACGATGACCCTGCTAACCAACGACGACCCGACAGCGGATAACCCTGACGAAGGCGTACTGGCGATGGCCGTTGCCAACGTCGAGGAACTGGTCGATGGGTATTTGCGCGGGCGCTATGGCGAGGGTGACAAGCCGATGTTTGTCGAAGTCCCCAGCATTGTGCGCGGGCTGGCGGTGAATCTGTTGCGCCATGAACTGTACCTGCGCAGACCTGAAGGGGATGTGCCGGAGCCGGTGAAGGTGGCGTATGCCAATTCCGTGAAAGTGTTGGAGCAGATACGCGACGGGCGGGTGACGCTGGGCGATGCCTTTGGCAAACCTGCACCCGCGCCGCTGGAAGTGAGGGTGCGTTCAAGAAAACCCACCTTTGGCGGCGAAAGCTGGGAAAACTACTAAGGGGAGCGGCACTGATGAACAGTATCACGCAGGAAATGCTCGACGCGGTGCTCGCGCATTTGAAGACGAATTTTGGCAAGGCGCTGGCGGTGGAGTTTTTCCCTGACGCGCCACAAAGCTACCACCTGAACCATCCGGCCGGGGCAGTGCTGCTGATGTTTGCGGGCAGCCGCTTTGGACAGTCTCAATCGCTGGATCGCATCGTGCAGCCGCGCGAAATCACGTTTGCCGTGACGCTGGTGACGAAACGTCTGAATGGCGCAAGGGGTGCGGTGCCGATTCTGGACGCCTTGCGCAGTGCCTTGGTGGGATTCAAACCGCCGCACTGCCAGATGGGATTGATGGCAGCGCCAGGCGGGGAATCGTTTGTCGGGCAGGCGGGCGGTTTGTGGAATCACCGACAGGAATACACGACGCAAAGCATGCAGGTGGAAGTATTGCCTGCGGATGTGGGCTTGCCGTTGGGGGACATTGGTTTTGAAGGGGACGAATCATGACTTTACAGACGTACCGCTATAGCGGCCCGGTATCTGGGGCGGCAATCAACCACAACGGGAACTTGTTGGACGTGCGTCTGCATCCGAACAAGACGGTGCAGTTGCCCGATGGGCATGAGTACACGCAGACGCTGCTGGGCTTGAAATATTTAACGCCAGTCGCAGCGCCAGAGCCGCCGCCACCTCCACCGCCGCCTGCGGAAACGAAAGACACGTCTACGGATGCACCCAAAAAGCCGCAGGAAAAAAAGGCGGCGCAGTCATGAATATCCACGAGTTTGTCGAACGCCAGCAGGTGATACGCCACGAAATTCTGGCTGCGCTGTACGCATTGTCTGTTCGCGGTGAGGACATAGATTTGAACGGGTTTTTGCGTGACTTGCCGCAGACCTTGGGGCATGAGCCGAACGAGTGCGTATTTGCGCTGGGCTATTTGATTGATGCTGGATGCGTCAAGCGCCAAAGCGCCGAGCTGCGTCTGACCGCATGCGGCATTGAACGATTTGAAAGGGAGTGGCAATAATGGCAGCCAACTATTTACACGGTATCGAGACCATCGAGGTCGAGCGCGGCCCGCGTGCGGTGCGGGTGGTCAAAAGCGCGGTGATTGCGGTAGTCGGTACCGCGCCCACGGGGCCGGTCAATGAACTGACTCTGTCGTTGAGCGTGCGCGACGATGCGCAATTCGGTTCTGACCTGCCCGGCTTTGGCATCCCCGAAGCCTTGGAGGGCATCCACGCTTTCGGGGCGGGAACGGTGCTGGTGGTCAATGTGCTCAATCCTGCGGTGCATAAAGATACTGTCACGGGCGAAGCAGCGACGTTTGGGGTGAATGACCGTCTGCAGCTGGACAACCCGGCAATTCAAACGCTGACGCTCAAGGCCGCGACTGGCAACACCACCTATGTGGCGGGTACCGACTATGAACTGGACGCGGTGCGCGGCAGGATTACCCGCATACCGACGGGCGCAATCGCAGCGCTTGCCAGCGTCAAGGCTGATTACGACTACGCTGACCCGTCCAAGGTCACGGCAGCCGACATCATCGGTGGCGTCAATAGCTTGGGGCAGCGTAGCGGTCTGAAGCTCTTGGCCGATGCGTATAACCTGTTCGGGTTCTTTCCCAAGATACTGCTGGCCCCGGGGTTTTCCACCAACAATGCCGTCAGTGCGGAGCTGATTGCGCAGGCCAATCAGTTGCAGGCCATTGCGTACATCGACGCGCCGATAGGGACAACCCCGGCACAAGCGCTGGCCGGACGGGGTCCTGCGGGCAGCATCAACTTTGCCACCAGCAGCGAACGGGTGCGGCTGTGCTACCCGCATGTGCAGGTTTTTGATGTGGCAACCGATGCCATCAAACTGCAACCGCTGTCCATCCGCGCCGCAGGTCTGCGGGCGAGAATCGACGATGAGCGCGGCTACTGGTGGAGTTCGTCGAACAACGAACTGGTGGGCGTGCTCGGCTTGGAGCGCGACCTGACCGCTCGCGTCGATGACCCGTATTCGGAAGTGAATCTTCTGAACGAAGCCGGAATCACCACCGTCTTCAACAGCTTTGGGTCGGGCTTGCGGTTGTGGGGCAACCGCACGGCGGCATGGCCGACGGTCACGCACATGAAGAATTTTGAGAACGTGCGCCGCACCAAAGACATCGTGGATGAATCCATCCGCTATTCCAGCCTGCAATTTGTGGACAGGCCGATAGACGATGGTCTGATTGAATCCATCGTCGAGACGGTGAACATGTTTTTGAGAAAGCTCATGGGCGACGGTGCGCTGGTGGGCGGCGAGTGCTGGTACGACCCGGCGCGAAACCCGCAGACGCAAGTCGAACTGGGGCAACTGCTTTTTAACTACAAGCTCACGCCAAAGATTCCGATGGAGCGCGGCACGTTCGAGACCGAAATTACCGGCGAATATCTCGCCAGCCTGGGCGGAGGAAACTGACATGAGCGGGGTTAACGCACATCAAATCACCAATGCGCACGTCTATCTGGACGGCAACAGTTTTATTGGACAGTGTGAGGAAGTCGATCTGGGCGAGGTCAAGGCCGTCATGAAGGACTTTCAGGGTCTGGGCATGGTGGGCGCGATTGAACTGCCGGTCGGGTTCGAGAAGATCGAAGGCAAGATCATCTGGAACAGCCACTACGAGCAGGCGGCGCGGGCGTGCGCGGTGCCGTTCAAGGCCGTGCAGCTGCAACTGCGCTCCGAAACTGAGGTCTGGAATGCGCAGGGTCGTTCTGAACAGCAGTCGCTGGTGACATTGATGACCGTGCTCTTCAAGGCGTTTCCTCTGGGCAGCTTCAAACCGCGCGAGACGGTGAACTTCGAGACGCCGTTCTCTGCCACCTACGTGCAGCAGAAAATTAACGGGCGCGAAGTCTTCAAGCTTGACTGCATGAGCAATATCTACAGCGTCAACGGCCAGGATCAACTGACCACGTATCGGCGCAACCTGGGTATTTCGTAAGACCTGCTCCCCTCTCCCGCCTGGCGGGAGAGGGGCCGGGGGAGAGGGTGTTCGCGCCCACTGATTTTTTGAAAGAGGTTTATAGACCATGAAAGAGCACACCGCGACGTTGGACGATGAACTGCCGCTGCCCGGACTGGAACTGCTGCACCCCGTCAAACTTGCCACGGGCGAAGTATTGAAGAGCGTCAAAATCCACACCCTGCGGCGCAAGGATTTAACGGCGGCGCAACGCCACGGCAAAGACGAATCCGTGATGGAAGAGTTGCTGCTGGCGAAGATGACGGGCTTGACGCTGGAAGACCTGGGGGAGCTGCACATTGCCGATGCAAGGCGTGTAGCCGAGCGATTTCAGGCGATGCTGGGCGAAGGCCGCGACGCTTGAGAGTTGGGATGCGGCGCTGCTCCTGGTGCTGGGCATGCAGCCGTCCGAGATAGCGGGGTTGGACATGGAGGATTACTGGCGCTGGTGCGAGGTTGCCAGCGAGGAAAACGACAGGCGCAAGCGGGCAATGAAGGGTTGAACGGGAAAGGCTGAACTACGGTGGCAGACAAGAACATCAAGGTCGGCTTGCAGCTGGGTGTGCTGGGTACAGGCCAGCTTAAAAGCGCCTTTGGTCAGACGCGGCGCGAAGTCGAGAATCTCAAGGGTTCCACGGACAGGCTGGGGCGTGCGAACCGGGCGGCGGCGGACAGCACGGTGTCGTTTGCGACACGCGGCAGGCTGGCGTTAGCCAAGCTGCGCGGCGGTTACGATGGACTGACCCGCAGCCTGGGCGGGCTTCGCATGGCGGCGATGGCGGCAGCCGCTGTCCCTGTAGCGCTGGGTGTCAACAAGGCGCTGTCCCTGCAGGATTTATCGGTAGACCTTGCGATGACGGCGGGTCTGGATGCGGCGTTTGAAAAAGACTTCACAAATCTCATCCAGTCCGCCGCCCGCAGCGGCAACCAGACGCACGATGAAGCAGGTGCTGCGGCCAAAACACTGGTGGACGGCGGCGTGCGCGACCTGAAAGCGCTGGGCGACTACCTGCCCGTTCTGACCCAATCTTCTACTGCCACGCGGGCCAGCATGCAGAGCTTATCGAACATGGCACTGGCGTCCCGCGACAACATGGGGCTGGCCGCAGATGGCTTTAAAGACAGCCTGAACATGATGGTGTATGCCTCGACCCAAGGCAAGATGGGGGTGCAAAGCATGGCCGATGCCATCCCGCAGCTCTCCTTGCGCATGAAAGAGCTGTCGCCGGAAATCAACCTGTCCGCGCAGGACCTGATGGCCGATTTCGTCGCCGGCTTGCAGGTGGCGCGGATGGGGGCCAATTCGGACGCGGAAGCCGCGCGTAACCTTGACGCCTTCATGTACCGGATATTTTCGCCGGAGACCGGCAAACGTTTTGAGAGCGCGGGCGTCAATCTGGAAAACTCCATCAAGAATCTCACGGCCAAGGGTGCCACGCCCTTTGAAGCCATGCTCGATACGCTGACCACCTACATCGGTTCGCAAGGCACGGACGCCTTGGACGCCTTTAACGCGGCGGTCAACATGGAAGCGGGACAAGCGCGTGATGAGGCGTTTTCTGTGCTCAATACCCGCTACGCGCTGGGCGATCTGTTCGTCGATGAAGGCGTCAAGAACTTTACGATTGCCGCCATGCAAAACCGCCAGATGCTGCGTGACTTGAAGCAAGGCATCAAACAGGCGGGCGGACAGGACTTGATCGGCGCGGATTTTATCCGGCGCATGGGCAGCGCAAAGGAACAAATGAAGGGACTGGGGCTGGCCTTGTCAAGCGCAGGCGTGACACTGTCCGGCCCGATAGTCGATGGGCTGTTGTCCGTGGGTCTGGCGATACTGCCGATGCTGCAAGGTGCCGCCGCCTGGGTGCAGCAAAACCCCGAACTCGTTAAAAGCGTCGTCATGGTCGCGGGTGCGTTGCTGGGCGCACGCCTTGCCATTTCCGGCGTGGGGCTGGCGTTCAAGGCGGGAAAATGGTTTGTAGGCGGTTTTACGACGGCTGCCAAGGTGCTGGGGTCAACACTGGTTTGGCTGAAAAACGGGCTGATGCTGGCGGGCCGTGCGCTCATGTGGGCAGGCCGGGCGCTGCTCATGAACCCCATCGGCCTTGCCATTACCGCGATTGCGGGCGGGGCGTACCTCATCATCAAATATTGGCAGCCGATTGTCGGGTTTTTCAAAGACCTGTGGGGAACGGTCACGGGCATTTTCAAGGCCGCGTGGGAAGGCATCGCGGGATTCTTTGGTGGTATCTGGCAGCGTATTACCACTGCCTTCGATGGCGGCATTGTTGGCGTCTCCAAACTGATTGTGGACTGGTCGCCGCTGGGGCTGTTCTATCAGGCGTTCGCTGGCGTGCTGGACTGGTTCGGGGTAGAACTGCCCGAGAGTTTTACGGGCTTTGGCGGGATGCTGGTCGATGGGCTGACGGGCGGTGTGACCAAGGCGTTTACCAAGGCAAAAGAGACTATTGTCAATTTCGGCAGCAGCATCAAGGGTTGGTTTTCGTCGGTGCTGGACATCCAATCGCCTTCCCGCGTGTTTATGGAACTGGGCGGCTTTGTGTCCGAAGGCGCGGCGCTGGGGATACGCCAGCAAATCCCGCTGGCGGGTCGCGCAGTATCGGAATTGTCGGGAACGATTGCGGATGCGGGTGCGGGGCTGGCTGCACCGGCTACCCTCTCTCGTGCGCCAGCGGTGAACGTGACTGCGCCTGCACCGACCACCCTCCAGTTTTCGCCCACGGTTCACATCACGGCAGCGCCGGGCAGCAACGTTCGGGAGCAAGCCGATCAATTCATGGAAGCGGTCAAGCGGGGCTTTGGACGCTTGATGCAGGAATATGAATATCAACAGCGCCGCACGGCACATGCAGGGGCGCTCTGATGCTGGCGATACTGGGGGAAATCGAGTTTGACGTGGCCGGTGGCCTGTCTGGCATGGACGTCACGCAAGCAGCAGATTACGCTGAACACGCGCGGATTGCCGGTAAACCCTTGCTGGAATCCACCGGGGACGCGCTGGATGAATACCAGTTGACCATAGAACTGCACCCCAATCTGGGCGACGTGGCCGCGCGGGCGCGGGCATTGCGTGAGGTAATGGCGGCTCATCAACCACTGGCATTCGTGCTGGGCAGCGGCGAGTTTCTGGGCGCGTTCGTCATCACCGAGGTACAGCAGGCGCAACAGCGCACGTGGGCCAATGGCGCAGCGTTTGCGTCTACCCTGAACATCACGCTGCGCCAGTGGGCGGGAGAGTTTGAGGTGCCACCGCCCATGCCTGCAATTGCTGAATCCATTGATGCCATGCTGGATGCGCAGCCTGAACTGCTGCGTACTGAATCTCCCATCAAAACCGCCGCCATGCAGGCGCTGGAGCAAGCCAAAGCCGCTGCGCAGACCGTAGGCGAGGCTGTGCGCGTGGTCGATTCGGTACGCAACGGCGATATTGCCGCAGCCCTGCAACAGGTGCCTGCGCTGGCAAACGCGGTGGGGCGTGCCGCGCCCATGCTCTCGGGTATGACCGATGCAGTTACGGCTTTGCAGGGCGAATTTGAAGCGGCCTCGGAATTGATGCAGTTGGGAACGGATGCGTTATCGCAGGTACAAAGCGCACGCAACATTCTGTCTGGCGGCGTGGATGCGGCAAACGTTCTGGCAAAACTCGCGGCCAGCGGCCAGTCGCTGCAAAGCGTCTTGAATCTGTTTGAGCAGGGCGCAAAACCGCTGGCGCAATTGGCTTCCGCTGTCGCCACGCGCAGGATATAAGAGGCAAACCGCATGGCACAGCACACCTTGATACACGTCACCAAAGCTGGCGAGCGCTGGGACACCATCGCTTGGGCATACTACGGCGATGCACACCGCTACGCGCCCATCATCGCAGCGAACCCGCACGTGCCGATTACGCCTGCGCTGCCCGCAGGGGTTCGCCTGAACATTCCCGTGCTCAATCGCGGCAGCATCACTTCCACAAATCTCGCAGGATTGCCGCCGTGGATGCGCTGAAACTTGTCCCGCACGCGCGGCTCCAATTGCTGTACGAAGGCCGCGACATCACGCGCGACGTCAGCGACAGCTTGATACGCCTCTCCGTGACCGACAACCTGTCCGATGCCAGCGACGATCTGGACATCGAGCTGCAAGACGCGCAGGGGCGCTGGCGCGACGCCTGGTATCCGGGGCATGGCGATACGTTAACGCTATCGCTGGGCTGGCAGGGGCAGGAAGAAACCCCTGCGGTTTCTTATTTCGGACGTTTTGAAATCGACGAAGTGGCGTTGAACTACCCACCCGCGACACTCAGTATCCGTGCGCTGGCCGCTGGCATCCGGGGCGATTTGCGCACCACGCAACACCGTGCCTATGAGGGCATGACGCTGGAGGCCATCGCCCGCCAGATTGCGCAGCGTCAGGGGCTGGAGTTTGCCGGGGCGGTGGACGCGATTTCCCTTGAGCGTCTGACGCAAGAAACCGCTGACTTGGAGTTCTTGCGTGATCTGGCCGCGCAGTACGACCACGCCTTCAAAATCTGGGACGGCAAGCTGGTATTGCAGAG